TTCATGGTCTTGGCATAGATATGAAGTCACTTGATGTAACTGATTTTATTTCGAAGTTTAAGCAATACAAGTACTTCATGGATGTTGATTACAAGAATTTCGATCAGAAATTGTTAGCCCAGTTCATCAAAGGTGTCGCAGTGATTATTATTGAGACGATTCGCCATTATGAACACAATGATGAATATGCAAATGCTAGATATGTGTACTTTGAGGAACTTATTAATACAATCATTTGTGCTTCAAAAACATTGTTTATGACTAATAGAGGGAACAAATCCGGAAATGTGTTAACTACTGAGTTGAACTGTTTGGTGAACTTCATGTATGGATGGTATGTGTTCATAAAGACTACTGGAGACACTAGTTTGCAGACATACATGAGATATGTCAGAGACAAGAATTTTGGTGATGACAAAGCGATGGGTTTAACTCAAGAAGCTGTTGACATGGGTTTTAATTTCCATGCGTATAAGCGAATTATGGCAGAAATTGGACAAACAGTGACACCTGGAAATAAATCAGACGTTGAGTTGCCTTACTTTGAAAACATCTGTGAATTACAGTTCCTGAAGAGAAACTTCTATCAACTATTTCCTACTATATGGATTGCTCCTCTTGATAAAACATCTATAGAGAGTGTATTCAACTATTCGTGTTTGACCGAAGAAGAGATAGAAGAGTGGCAAGCTACAATTAGAGAGCAACTTATGGAAGCTATGTTACATGGGAAAAAGTACTACTCAAATTTTGTCAAAAAGTTGAGAGAATTCGTTTCTACCTATAAGTTTAAACATTATCATCCTGAATTGCGAGAAGCCATCATGCCTATTCTACTGAATAGGTATGTTGATATGCTTCGATCATATTTGCTTCGAATTGGAGTCTTGTCACCCAGTGATTTACAAAATACAAAAATATATTGTGAATCTACATTTGAGAACGGTCGAACCCGTTTGCGTTATTATACAAAAGAAAACAGCTTTGAAAGCGAGAATATTACAGAGTCACTTGACAAATCGTTAATGTCAGTCATGGACAATGTAAAGAAATTTATTCAACAGAAAGGAGAAGCCCTTTATAACTTGGGGTTAAACTATGGAAATTATTCTCCTGCAGAGGTCAATCCAGAAACCGATGTTCAGTTCGAGGGTGTCCAATCTGATTTTGGCCCACCAGTTAAAGTTATGAGTGCAGATGGTCCTGTTTATGCATTTGATCTTGGTCAATCACATGGTCTTCTGCCCAAGCACATTCCAACTGTAATGGATGTTGCTATGAGCTTACCTGACAACATTAAGCATTTTCAGTTGCTTGATCCAGTTTATCTCAATGGAACGCAGCCTAGAGTGGTCTTGTCACCAACATTGAAGGACATTGCCCCAAAAGCAGAAGTTTTAATGGATATTTTCCAATATCATAGAGCTAAAATGTGCCTTTTGCGTATTGACTCTCGTCCTCCTCTTGGTTTTTCCCAATTGATCAAAGTTGCTTTGACATCAACTTCAGCAACCGACGATTCTGCGTTCAATCGACAGGGCGTAACATACAATTTGGCTAAGTGTCCTATCATGTATTTCTTAGTTCCATTCTGCGATCGAGATTTTATGAAATCAAGAGATGAAAAGTGGTTTAAGGTTTTGATCGAACAAGTCACGCCACCAATTTTGCGGACAGATGTGCCAGAACCATTTAGGTTTAGACCATCTTTTGAAGTACTTGAACTTGATTACTTTGTCCATAAGAATAGACAAGCTACGACTCCTGTTGTGGAAGGAATTCCGTTGAGCATTGTTCCCACAACTGTATTGTCAGCTGCAGCAGTTAATAATCCACTTTTGGGAACCGGATCGGTAAATAATGGATCTACTATCACCCTACAAGGAGATATCCTTGCAGTAGATGGTGATGTCAGTGGAACGAATCAAGCAAACACATCTTTGTATGTGTTGCGTCAAGGAACATCTGGAGTGCTAAATATAGTTAATTATGGAACAGGTATTCAGTTGCAATTTGTGTCAGCTGGTTTGACCTATACACTTCTTCGTGATTCTGATTATGTTGCAGCATCTACAGGTTCGTTCACTGCACGTGTGAATGGATTACAAGTTGGTGCCGCTGCTGCCCCTTTATTGGGTATTGTTGGACGTTTGCCCGCATTGGCTAGAAAGCGAGTTATGGCACCAGTGGTTGTCGAGGCTGAGGAACCAATCCATGTGTATGCATCAGATATCCTTGATCATGAGGTTGATAGGAAATTTGAAGAACTATACTGGCAAAACAAAGGAAAACGCGGTTTTGTGTTGCCCGGACATAGATATGAAGGACCAGGAAATTCACTTAATAGTGGTATTCCATCTAATGAAATGGATGCTTTCGCAAGAAAGCATGATTTGCAATATGCTTGGGCTTCGTATTTACTTGCCAACAAAAGAATTGATCAACCAACATTTGAAGCTAAGATCCATGCAGCTGATGAAGAGCTTGCAATCAATGCGAATCTCACGTCTCTAGATGGAATAGCAGCATATCTCGGAATGCGAGTTAAGAAGTTTGTTGAGCATTTTACAGGATTGCTTTATCCATCTACTGGAAAGTATGAAAGTGAAGAAGCTACTGATGAGGAATTGATCAAACAATTTTCGTGTGTTAAGCCTGTAGATTTTGTGTCAATTCTCAAAGAACGTTGTGATGAGTCAGGGGAAGATTTGATGTATAATTTTAAGAGACTCACATCACCAGATAATGCTCCATTGTATGAATGTGTTTGTGTGGTTGGTGATCGTCGATTTTCTGCAGTCGAAATTGGAAAGAAGAAATCTAAACGAATGGCGTCTTATATTATGCTATTGGCACTTGCTGATGGCACTTACCAGTCTGATATCGATCCAGCAGCTTCTGAACCATCTGCACCAAAGAACCCAATGCCACCCGTAGCAGTAGCGAGCCCCGGGAGTTTGGCAGCGGGTCAAACTGTGGGTACAATTGGAGCTAAGGTCGAAGTTACAGAACAAGATTTCATTCCTATTAACACAGTTACGGTACAAGCTAATGCCGCAACGAATGACATGCTTTTTAAAATGCGTATCCATCCCGGTAATTTTACCTCTGGGGGAGTCGAATCGCAAGCGCAAATCGCATATCGTAATCATGTGTTTTCTGGACCAGGAATGGTGAACGGTAAGATATCATATAACACCTTCAAAATAACTTCTGCTGCAAATGCTTTCCAGAATGCACGTATCATTGTAGCTCAAGTCCCTGTTGAGTTTACATCAGCACAAATTGATGCGCTTAAAGCAACAGATTTGAAACAATTTCCGAATAGGGAACATTTTCTACATGGAACAGAGACAATCTTTAATCCACAATGGGTAAATCGTTTGCCCGTTATTACAAATCATGCGACAGATGCATCCAACACTAATGGTTGGTTGGTTGCTAAAATTCTTGAAAATTCCTTGGTTGCTGATTCAACCGCACCAAGGTTGACATATTGGGTGTGTGCTAATGCAGTAGTTTATAGCATGCCTAGAACCCCTACAGCTCTACCTGCTGTTGCATCTTAAATGAGAATCCGAAATAATTGACTTCGAGCCACCATAAGCCTCGTTAGGTAGATATTAT